CCAGGCGTGATATTTGCACTGTCATAAGAAACAAACAGTGCAAGACGCATAGTAGTAACATGAGAAGTAGTGAAGAGGAATCGATATTTCATGCTACCATGCCAAAAAGTGGCGAGGCGAGAGATGAGTTGTGCATTGACAAGGACAGTTGGGTCACCTATGGCGTAGAGAGGACTAACGGGATAAGTGACAATGTTGGCGGGAGAGGCTGCAACCATAGAAATGGTATCCAAGAGATAAGGTCGTTTACAAATGGCGATCACATTGTGTTCGTTTTTAATGAGGGAATGAACCATTTTCTTGGAAGTATCGGAAATGTTATTGGATGCAAGAGAGAGGCGGACAGTAGTATCCTCCTCAAGAGATTGGCCAACAGGAGCCATTTGCTTAATAGCAACGAAAGTGGGCGTTGCAACAATGGCTTCACGAATGTTTCCACGTTCAGAATCAATACGGATGAGTGATGTGTTGGAAGTTTCATCCTGATAAATCAGATTCTCAGTGTAAGAGACATTCGCGCCAGTAATTGGACCAGCAAGACGTGGATTCACAAATTCGGCAAAGACAGTAAGGGGAAGATTGACTGCATCATTTTGAGCGTTTCCGCAAGGAGCGAGAACTTTGATGAAGACTTCAGGACCCAAACTATTATTGACACCAGTTCCAACATCGTTGGTATTCCACCATTTAAGGGGACACATGTATGGAATAGTGAATTCTAGGACATCAGGCTGGGCAGCGTCAATGACATTGACATCAAGGGCAAATAAAGCACGGTAGTCAGGCTCAGTATCCGCAGGAGCGCGGATGGGGAGCCAAGCTACCATCAATTTGCCATAATGCATCATGGTGGACTGCAATAAAATGCGAACTTTGACGTCAGCTGCGAAGAAACGAAACTTGTTCATGATATTCGCATTAAATTGCTTTGAAAGGAGAAGCTGTACAGGGAAGAAATTCAAAACTGCGGTTCCAGTAATTTGAGTATCTATCCAGTTTGCGGCAGCAATCCTGTAGGGGCGTTTGAGCATGATTGAGAGATCTATGGGAAGGTAAGGATTACCATCGTCGTCACGTTTTTCATCGGTTGCGGTTACCGATGTCATTCCGACGGTGTCATCGAAAGTTCCCATGTTGTCATCATACTCCATGGTGGGCTCTTCAGACATAAGAGCGAGAGGTTGTTCTTGATCATTTGTTGATGTGGCAATAGGTTTCAAGATGTATTTACTATTATTCTAATACAACTAGTAGCGCACTTAGAGAAGTCGACGGTAAATGGACTCGTCGAAGTTTTTCTCCAGGTACTGGTAAAGAGGCGTTCTATCCTCTGGATCGAGGTTTTGGTGATATGAGACAAATTCTTGGAAGAAAAAGTCAGGTGATGTTGTGGAATACATATCAAGTTCGAGCGAACGCTTAATAGGATCGAACAAAGGTGGGGAGCGGCGGAAATATCGCGTGTACAAGAAATCTGTGTACTGAACATATAATCGTTGAGCGGGGACTCCATACAATGAAATTTCTTCCATCATAGAGAGATATACATCATCGATACATTGCGACATGCGTTTGTGTTTTTGTTCATGATACCATTGAAAGGTCTCAAAGATAACAGAAGGAGCTAGCAACCCTGCCCAAACGCTGGCAGAGTTCAACCAAAAGTGCCGCTTTAGGAACGTACAATCAGAAAGAGAAGTGTACGAAACCAATTCAGACTTCTTGTCTCCTGAAGTATAGACCATGTTCCACGTGGCCAGAAGAGAACTGACTTCAGAAGGTTCAACAGGAAGGAAATCGTAATCAAGGACAAGAAGGTGGTCATCGCCGAAGTAGCCGTCACGAACATAGGTATGTACATGAGCACAATATTCGTCAAGAGTGAGGCCTTTCGACGGAATCCCACGGTTTTGAGAGATGGTAACGAGTGCAGCGCGAATGATGATACGATTAGATGTTGAATTGAAGCAGAGAGTAACAGGGTTACCTGAGGTTGTTCCAGATCGACGGTGGATAACATATCGATCTCCGATAACGCGAACATTGAGGACACGATCTGCAAAGTCAAGGTAGCCGCTACGATCGCCAGGTGGATAAAGAGTACTGAGAAGGCGGTGTGTTTCCTGCGATACATTTTGCGGAATAGAATATTCATATGCTTTGTAATCTGGGGCCCAGAATCGAGGATTCTTAAAGGCACATAGATGATTTGCAAGCCGATGAAAATCATGACCAAAGGGGGAGATACCAACCAAACATCCGGTCTCGAAAGGATGCTTTGCATAATAAACAAGAATGGGAACGCTCCAAGTGCGAGCGTATACCAAAAAAGGAAAGGGGAAAATGCAAAATAAGCGAGAAAGGCCGTAGGAAGCCTTCTCCAGAGGGAGACGTTCAGTCTTGAGGACCGTTGCGACGTCCGGTCGTAGTGAAACTCGGTTAGTATAATCAAGAACGCTTTGAACCAGTTCCGGTTTCGCAAAGATAGTATCTTCGTTAGGGCGTAAGATAAAGTCTTCTTTACGAAATGGTATCCAGATACCGTTACGGAG